TCTATACTATCTATTATACTTATTTCTTTATCAGTTGCTTTCCTAAAGTTTGCTTGTCCAAGACAGTGGGAACAGATATTGTCCTTAGAGTCATAACAATCGCTCTTTTGTTTGTTACAACACTTGCTTAATAATACTGGTTTAAGCTTAGTGAATGGCATATTAATCTCCTTTATTGTTTGTTTAGTTTCCAATTATACCAATACCAGTATAACTGCTTTGTACTACGCTTGGTAGGCTGTTTAATACCTGCTTCTTTAGCCCATTTGACTAGTTCATATCTACCGTTCATAATACCTCATTGAATGCGTTATTTTAAATAAAAAGAGGTGACTACAAGATTATAGCCACCTCATTAAATGTGTTATAAAGAAACTATCATACAGATAGTCTCTTATACTTGCTATTTCTTACGAACTAAAGTGAGAAACGAAATCGTCTTCAGACATCGTAGATGCAAGGTTAATCATAACACCCGAAGAATACTGAGGTGTTTGTTGCACGAACTTAGCGGATAATCCCGCTATCTCATTACACTTGTTAATGAGTTGTTCTGCGTTACTATTGAAAGGGGTGTCTACTTTGACCCACTTGCCACCTTTTGGACCTATTCCACCGTAAGGTGCGAATCCAAAAGCTTCTACTATAAATTGATATAATTTCTTCATATTATTTCCTTTATTTAATTAGTTAGTTTACTTACTACTGTAATTAGAGGGGGCATGCACATCTACAGCCGCAAAATTCAGCAGAAACTTGTACCCATAGCCCTGAATTTCAAGGCGGTAGGTGTGTAGCATATCTACCACTCAGATTCTAGCGCAATTTTTTAAAAAGCGGGTTTTTCAACCTAATTCTTTGTAAATTACAGTATGAAAGGGGGGGCTATTATGACAAACTTAAAAATTTCTAAATTTGGAAAATTATCGGAGATACTAAAGCTAGGTCATAAGGCTATTCATGACGACAAAACCCTTATTTTGAGGGGTAAAAACTACCCTATAACTATGGATACCGATGGTATGCGTATCATAGTAGTTGAAGAGGGTGGTATATTTAAAGAGTATCCTGGTAAAAAGAAGATAACTAGCTTTACAAGTGAAGAAAATGATGCTTCTTACTTAATTTTATCAAAAAATACTTGATTTCCAGGTTAAAGACATAATAAATTAAAAACACAGCAGCTGCAATATATACCTGATAATAAACAACAGGAATTTGTTTTAACGTAGTTGCTATTATCGGTACAGAATTAATTATAGAGGTATTTATGGGTAATGGTATTTATGATATACAGAAGAAATATATGGATGAGAACAATCCAGACGACCATTCGGCCCATAGCCATGGAGAGCCTACAGGTGACTATAAACAGATAGCGCCTTGGTTTATGGAGGCATTATATAACTCAGGAGCTGGTTCTATACAGGACTTTGCTAGGAGTAAGAATGTACCTCAGTCAGATATAGATGATTACTCTAAGTTTGTTAGTGGAGGCGGTGTAGAAGGTAGGGTTCAAGATATAAAACATCAGTATTTAGGTGGAGATGCTGGTGGTAATTACTCTCAAGGAAGATTAAGCGGTGAAAACCAAGATGTTATGAGATTAAACCCTAAGAACTACCAAGGATGGCCCGAAACAGTCGGTCATGAGTTCGGCCATGCCTTCGCAGGACACAGACCTGGTGGTTATGCTCTGGGCGAAGAGGACAGCAGGATACCCGATTTAAATTTATACCAAAAAGCAGATAGATTCCTTAAAGGTTGGCTACCTTCGTTCTCCAAACATGGAGTAAGGCCTTTTCAAAAGACTAATAAGAGAGAATTGTGGGATGATGCTGGTTATGACCCTCACTATGGAGAGCATCAGTTTGATATGCTAGGTGAAGCTTTTTCTAATACCTTAACTCCTATTCAAAAAAGAAGGTTAACTACGGGCAACGTCCCTCTAGAAGGAGGCGGTACCTATTCAGAAGCTGCTTATGATGATTTAGCACAAGGGGATTACAAGGTATACGATAAACTATCTAATAAAGCAGGTGATTTTAGGTCTGCATATGCCAAGGCAAGAGCAGATAACCAAAAAACCTTTACATGGGATGATAGATTGTACTCCTCAGACCTTTAATGTACACCATTACAATAAACCACAGAAAGAGCCCTGTAACATACGATATTTTAACTTCAGAAGAAGCTTTGAATGACAATATTCAATTTAAGTACTGGAGAGAGGCGTATGCAGGTGATTATGCTGTATCCGATGATGATATAGTAGCAAAGCTCATTAAACGCACATCATATAAGAATGGTTCCACTTATTTTAGGTTTCCTTGGGGATATTGTATTTGCAAGGATGTAAATAAGAGTTTTAAACTATTAGCTGAGAATAGAGAGTCTAAATATACTTTTTCAGGTAAACCCTGGCTAAAGGTACATAAGAAACAGCTATTAGGAGACATGGCTATGGTATATGCTATGACTCACGACAAGAACAAAACAATCGAAACTGTTCATGGGAAAGATGTAAAAGACTCTAATAAGAGAAAATATAAAAGATGGATGAAATCGGAGGTATTCACTGACATGGTAAGAGAAGAGCACCAAAAGTTACTTCAAAAACACTCTATGGACGAAGACTTTACTATGGAACTCCTTAAGAATGCTATAGACATAGCTAAAGATAAAAAGGATGTTTCTAATATGCTAAAAGCTGTAGATAATCTACAAGAAATGCATGGTATGAAGGATAAAGCGACTGTCAAGACAACGGAGCATATTGAAGCAAGTGAGACTCATAAAATGCTTGAGTCACTAGAGGAAGAAGAGCGAAGGTTAAGTATAACTCAAACAAAAGAGGTAAATGGGATACGAGAGAGTCAAATATCAAAAGAACTCGAAGAAGCCAAAGAAGCTGAAGCGAATTAATAAAAAGAAGTATAAAAATCAGAAATGGAGTGATTATGAGAGGTAATCATAATACTAGTTATGCAAAAATGCAAATGCTTCGGAAGCTCAAGAAGAACATGGCTTTGTTTGGGAAGGTGTGCTTTCCTTCTGCGTTTCAAAAAGCCACTCCTCCATTTCATAGTCATATATACAAAGCTTTAGTAAATGATTCTAAAAAGAGGGTATTAGTAGCCGCTCCTAGGGGCTCTGCTAAGTCAACAGTGTCAACGCTTGTTCTTCCACTTTTTCAAGCTGCTTTCAAAACAGACAAAGAAGACAAGTTTATCGTTATAATATCCGAGTCTCAAGCTCAGTCTATCAACTTCCTTAGTCGTATAAAATACCATTTAACATATTCAAGTAATTATAAAAGAATATTCGGAGATATGGGACCAACAACCGCAAAGAGATGGACAACTACGGATGTAGTACTATCTAATGGCACCAGGATAGTTGCTGTTGGTACAGGACAAAGAGTTAGGGGTTTTATCGAGGGAGATACACGTCCAACTCATATAATAGTTGATGATTTTGAATCGGAACATAATGCTTTAACATTTGAAGCTAGAAAAAAGAATAGAGATTGGATGACAGAAGCTGTTATACCTTCCCTGTCAGATGATGGTAGGATTATTATGATAGGAACTGTGATATCAGAGGATTGTTTTCTCTATTGGGCGAAAGACTCTCCAGCTTGGCATACCCTATGGTTTTCTATTGTGGATGACGAAGGGAACCCTATATGGCCAGAGAGATTTCCTCTAAGTAGAGTTGAGTCTATAAAACAGGAATATGCTTCTGTAGGAAACTTGACTGGATTCTATCAAGAGTATATGAATGTCGCTCAAGCCCCAGATGATGCTCCGTTTAAGCCTGTATATATCAAGACTTATGATATGATATATAAAAGGGAAAATGGTCAGAATTTTTTGGAAAAAAAGAATGGGGATAAAATTCCAATAGATATTTATTGTGGAATTGACCCAGCGTCATCTTTGTCTATTAGAGCTGATTTCTTTGTAATCGCTACTATAGGCGTTGACTCCGATAATAACAAGTATATTATAGATATATTTAGAAAAAGGATAGACCCAGCAATCCAACCAGACAAAATAATAGAAACATATAAGAAATACAAACCTAGACGTGTTAAAATTGAAACAGTTGCTTATCAGGAAGCTTTGAGAAGTGCTGTTAGGAAAGTTATGAGCGAAGAGGGTTTATTTATACCAGGGCTAGAGAAAGGTGTGAAACCTAGGACTCGAAAGTCTGAAAGATTAATATCTTTAGTTCCAATGTTTGCTAAAGGAGAATTTTTCTTTAGAAAAGAAGATGTTATTGCACAAGAGGAGTTTTTATCTTATCCCAGAGGTAAGAATGATGATATAATGGATGCTATATGGACAGCTTTAGAAACTCATCACCCATGTAGAAAGAAAAGCTTCGTAGAATTGGATAAGAAAATAAAAAAGAAAAGTAAAAAACTTGATTGGATGACAATGTAATTTTGTTGTATATTATCCACCAAATATGAGAAAGCATACTAACAACAAGAAAAAAGTAGACGAAACTCACCGATTATTTAACGAGTATTCTGAAAAAAGAAGAGTTTGGGCTGAGCACGCCCAAGAAGACCAAGAATTTAGATTAGGCAAACAATGGACAACTGAGCAAAGAAATACTTTAGAAGCTAGGGGACAAGCTCCAATTGTTGTAAATAGAGTGCACCCTGCTGTAGAAACAGCAAAAGCCTTACTTACTGCAAACAAGCCTGGCTTTAGGGTTTCTCCTAGAGAAGACTCTGACAATAAAGTAGCGCAAGTTTTTAATGGGATGCTTGAATATGTTTGGCATATTTCAGAAGGAACTACTGTATTACGACAAATAGTGGATGATTACTATGTATGTGGCGTTGGTTTTGGTCTAGTCTATCAAAATCCTATAATGGATGATGGTAAGGGGGAGGTTTGTGTTAAAGACATTGACCCTTTAGATGTTTATGTAGACCCCAATTCAAGGCATAGAATGTTTGATGATGCAGAGAATATTATAATCTCTAGAATGTTTACTAGAGACCAGGCAAAGAAGATGCATCCAATGTATGAAAAAGCAATACAGAATGCTACATCTTCACAATTTTCTGATAGGCCTGTAACTGACAGGGCAGATGATGGGGAGACAGCCTTCCCAGAGGAGATTGAGACTAGAGAGTCTACTGATTATATCCGTGGATATGAAAGATATTATAAAGAAATTGTTGATAAATTTAGAGTTTTTGAGAAGTTTTCTGGTAAAGAGTATATTTTTAACGACAAGCAGTTTGAATCTTATATGGCTAGACCTGTTTGGATGGTAAATAACAAACCTGTACTCGAAGAGGAAATAGTAAAGAAAATGTCAGCTAAAGGCATGATGGTTCAAGAATCTAATATGGCTGAGTTACTTCAAAAACAAATGTTCGAAGTAGTTCAAATTAGGATTCCAAGAGTTATTCAATGTGTTGTTATGGGTGATAAATATTTATATTCAAGAGAATTACCAGTAGAGCATTATCCTATAATCCCATTTATGAATTTACATACAAGAACTCCATATCCGATGAGTGATGTGAGACTTGTAAAAGGATTGCAGGAGTATATAAACAAAATTAGGTCTCTAGTAATAGCTCACGCTACTACATCAACAAATGCAAAGGTACTTATACCTGAAGGCTCAGTTGATATGAAAGAATTTGAAGAGAAGTGGGCTAGGCCAGGAGTTGGTATAGCAATAGATTTCTCAGAAGGGCAACCTGTAACGGTTCAACCAACACCTTTGCCAAATGAATTATATAAAAACGAAGCGGATGCTAAGTCAGATATTGACCATCAATTAGGTTTATATGAACTTATGATGGGTAATTCTGGAGCAGCCCCTCAAACATACAAAGCGACTATAGCTATAGATGAGTTTGGGCAAAGAAAGATAAAGTCAAAACAAGCTGATATTGAAGCTGGCTTAGAGAGAATGGCTATGGTGGCTATTCCTTTAATGCAACAGCTGTATAAAACAGAAAAAGTAATGAGAATTACTAATCCTAACAATTCAATGAGTGAATATGTTATAAATAAAAGATTATATGATGAGAAAACTGGTGAAATAAAGGTATTTAATGACATAGCTGTCGGCAAGTATGACATAACAGTTGTTACTGGGTCTACATTGCCATCAAATAGATATGCTCAATTAGAACTTTATACAGATGCTTATAAGAACGGTATTATTGACAGGCAAGAAGTTCTTAAGAAGACAGAAGTATTCGATATGGAAGGTGTAATGCAAAGGACGGATATTATATCTAAAATGGAAAACCAGATAAAACAACAACAAGAAGAATTGAAAAAACTCAAAGGAGACCTTCAAACTAGAGATAGAGAATCTATTAATCTACGTAAGAAGGTTGAAGTTGAAAAATTCAAGGCTAATTTAGACCAAGTTAAAAATAAAGCTCAGGCTTCTGGGACTGTATTTGAAAAAAGGTTAAATGATGCCATTGGTAGTATCTCGAAAGAAATACAAAACAGCAAACAGGACTCAACCTCTAAAAAGAGCAGTCCAAAAAAATAGGGAGTAAGAAAAGTGGAACAAAATATTGATACCCAAAATAATGGCTCAGTAGTTGACCAAGCATTTGATAACCCAGTAGGCCAATCAGTTGAGACACCTCAGCAAGAGGCCCCTTCTATGACTCCTGCAGATGCATTCGCACCTGTAGCGAATCAACCTCAAGAAGGGCAACCCTCTCAAGTTGCAGAGCTTCAACCAGGTCAAGAGGCAGCACCTCTAAAAAATAATGACGAAGTTCGTTACGAATATTGGCAGTCTCAAGCGTCTAAAGCTCAGAATCAACTAAAGGAATACGAACAAATAGCTCCACTTGTGGACTATATAAAAGCTAATCCTTATGTTATTCAGAACATAGAACAAGGAGTTACTACAGGTGGACAACAAGTCCAGCCTAACGAAGTTGTTAAGGAAGAGTTTCCTGAAGCACCCGTTAAGCCCGAAAGGCCTCGTAATTTCAATCGTGAAGAAGCTGTATCAGACACAAGTAGTGAATCTGCTAAATACATGGATGAAATGGATGAATGGAGAGATAAAACTGATGAATATAATAGATTATTCACTCAGTATCAAACAGCAAGGATTGAAGAAACTTTCAATGCGCAAAGAGAGAGAGAATCTGCAGTTGAACAAGCTAGATTACAACAAGCATCTCAAGCTCAACAAGCCAATGATATTCAACAATATGCTGTAGCAAATTTTGGAGCCGATGAAAATTTAGCTTCTGAATTTGTTAAAGAAATGTCTGCCCCTGAATCTGTATCTATGGATAATTTATGGCAATTGTTTTTAATGAAAAAAGGGATTAACCAGTCACCAGGACAAGCTCCTGTAGCTGAACCTTCTCCTCAATTTCAGCAAACTCAAGCTGCTCAGCAAATTCCAAGCTCTATGGGTGTGATGCCTGCTGCTTCGACTTCTAATACTTCAGGTAGCGATGGAATAATGGATGATTTAATAAACGGTTATAATTCTAAGAATCCTTGGAGTTAATAACAAAAATGATAGATTGGAGAAATTGAAATGGCAGCAACAAGTCAAGATAAATTTAGTCCTTCTACTGGCGCTGGTGTTCAAGGCATAAGTATAGATAGCAACCGAAGAATTTTTAACTTCGGAGAGAGAGTAGCAGAGTTAGCTCCGCAACAATCTCCTTTTTTTACTTATCTTTCTAAGGTGGCTAAAAAGCCAACTAATGACCCTGTATTCAAATTTATGGAACAGAGACATCAATGGCAAAGAAGGAATTTTAATGTTGATACTAACTTAGATAACTTAGGTAAGGCAGCGGGTGCGGAATTTGGCGCAAACAAAGACCTCGTATTATCATGCGGATATAATAGCAATGGTAGTATAGAAGCTAGTCAACCTTGTAAGTTTATTGTAGGTGGTCAAACATTAGCAATTAAAACAAACGAAGGCGTTGTGGTGGTAAAAATAAAAGCCTCA